TTTTCATTACCTGGTTTACATTTTTTAATCTTAAAACTAAATGCTTCTTCAGTATTATCACCTATTCCAGAATAATCCCATCTATCAAAATCTAAATTAGGATTCTCTTGTTGATTCCAATATATCATAGTTAATAATTTATTAAATAAAAAAGGTACAGGTAGAATAAAGCAAAAACTACCTGCACCTTAATTATTGTGGTTTTACGTTATTTGAATAATAATTATTCAGAATCTAATTGAGAAACTATTGAATTATATTTACTTCTCAAATCTTTTTTATTACCTTCTAGACCTTCTAGAACTTCAATTGCTTCTTGAATTTTATCTTTAGATGTATTCAAGTCTTCAATAATCTGAGAAATATCAATTGTCTCAGTTTCTTCTTCTACTTCTTCTAAACTATCTAGATACTCAAACCAAGAATCTACTGCCTCATTAAGTTCTTCAGTAGTCATACTAGAATATGAAGGAAAATAGTCTATAGCTTCATCATATTCAGCTCTAGCTTCTTTAGCAATAGTATAGCATGCTTCTCTGCTTCTTAGACCAGATTTATTTTTCTTTGGAGTTAAGAACAAATCAAATTCATCTGAATCTGGAAGAAGAGCAGAATTTACAGAAAGCTCAGTTTGGTTTTGACCAATAAAAACTCTCATGTTAGATGTTGTAATACCTTGATTAGTAAGTTCATTTTTTAAATCTCCCCAGGTAACTGCTGATGAACTAATAACTTTAGAAGTTGTTCCGTTATAAACGGTAATTGTTTTTTGTGACATGATTAAAATTTTTTTAGTTTGTAAATATACAAAATTATTTTGTTTTTTTATGCTTTATTTTTAGTTAATTATTAACTATCTACTTTTTAAATTCATTTGGTAGTAGCAACCTTTCTTTAGGATAATCAGCTCTAATATATAAAGCTTTGTAGGTAGAATAGAATAATTCTATACCTGAATGTAATCCATATTTATTTATGTAAGATTTTAATACTACAGGAAATAAATCTATTTCCAATATACCACTCAATAATTTTTCTGCTGCTTTATCACCAAGACCTTCAATACCTTTAATACCATCTCCAGATTGACCAGCTATTAAATCATAGGCCATAGAGTAATTCTCTTTAAATTCAGATGGATTATTATATTCAAGTTTCTTGTAATCATATACAGGTACATTTAGATTTTTGATATCTTTATCTGGACTTGAGATTAAACACTCATATTCATCTTTAAAATGAATATAGTAGCTTAAACATAAATCATCAGCTTCCCAAGATACTTCATCATCAAATGTAGCCATAGATTTGTATTCAGATTTAAACAATAAGAAATCTTTAACCTCACTTAAAAATGGTATAGGTTCTTTAAATTTTCTATTTTGTTTATATTCTGGATAAAACTTCAGTCTAAAATTATCTCTGCTTCTTACTGTATAACAACATATATAGTAATCAGCTTCTGTAGCTATTAGAATGTTTTTGATTATTTCTTCAGCATGTAGCTTACAATCATCAAATGTTTTTTCTTTCTCAGCATCTTTTTTATTATGAGCTGCTAAAAATGCTATTGAATCTGCATCAATTATTGTTAGTTTCTTCTTTATTAACATCATCTTCTAAAAGTTGTTTTATTCTTTCAACACTTGCTAAGACACTTTTAATTGTACTTGGCATAAAATAATGTTTAGGATCTTTTTCAGATAGAAGTTTATATAACAGCATCTTTCTTCTTAATTTAAAATCAGGAGTTTGCCAACCTTTAACCTCAATAATGAATTTATCTTCTACAATAAAATCAGGTAAATGAGTTATAGGCTGTTCTACATTACTCCTTGTTTTTTTAAATACTCTACTGTTATCATCTTTCCATATTTCAGAAGGATAAACAAATTTGTCTTGCAATATGTAATTCACAGATTCATATTCAAACTTAAGTCCTGATTGTTGTAATATTTTATAAGTAACAATCTCTAAAGGACTTCTAAAAGTAACACCATTATAAGTTAAAGAAGTCTTTTCTTCTCTAGTAAGCGTATATGAAGGTTTTACTTTTTTAACTTTATTATTTTTCATATAATTCCAAAATTTTCCATTAACCTTTTACTATCATCATATCCATATTTCTTATAAAAATCACTAGGGTCTTTAGGTTCATTTATTGGATTGAAAATATAACTACATTCATATAACTTTGAATGATCCTCAGCAGCTTTAATACCAGGTTCATCATTGTTATAGTATATATATAATTTATTAAATCTATCTTTTAAGTCTTGTATTATGTCTAAACTTATTCTTGAATTCTCTGAACTAGGAGCTACAGATGTTATACCTAACTTATGTAAAGTCATGATATCTTTCTTAGAACTGGTTATAAGACAAGTATCCCCTCTATTTGGAAGCTTGTTATAACCTTGTACTATACCACCTGTATTTGACCAAAATTTCTCACCTTTATTTCTACTTGGAAGGTAAATTTTATATTTATAAGGTTGTTCATAATAGGCAAATCCTAATTCATTCTTTTTAATTTCAAATGATAAACCATTAATAAAATAATGGGATATTGAATGTACATCAAAATATTCAAGAATCTCTAAATCTATTCCAAATTGTTTCCAATAAAGTAAATCTTTATCAGAATAATTTTTTTTCTTAATTTGAAATATGGTATCTTTCTTATCTTCTATTTTTATTTCTTTATTAGGAAGTCCATAAAAACCTAAAGTTGGTTTCTTCTTATCTCCATTTAAACCTAAATTGAAATCATTATTAATTACATTGAAGACTTCTTGTATATTTAAAGAATACCTTTCTTTTAGGTAATTCCAGCAAGTATATGACTTGTCACTAGGATCTCCATAATCTTTGTAAAATAATGTTCCATGTACACATCTAATAATAGATGAGGCTATTCTTTCTCCTCTCCAACTACTACAAAACTTTTTATTTAATTGAGTAAAGTTAGGTTCATAATAACTAAATATATCATACTCACTTATTAAATTAAGTATGTTTTCTTTATTCAATAAAAATTTAATACCATACATCTTAAATAAAATAAAATTAGAGCTGACTAAATTAATAATCAGCTCTAATTAAATAACAAAAAAAAAACAAAAAAACTAGAAAGGCAAGTCTAAAGCAGAAGCTGGAATATCTCTACCAGCAGCAATAGGTTCAGCATCAGCTAATGTCAATGGCTTAAAGTCATAAGGACTAGTTTTATCAAATGGTTTCAAATGAGTTAATCCTTCAGCTATAGATGCTGCAAATCCATATCTTCTTTTACCTAGAACAACACCAGGTTGTTTACCTTCCCTAGCATATTCCTCACCAGTAATAGACATATAGAATGGTTTACCACCAAGCAAAGATACTACTTTTTCTACATATTCTTCTAAACTATTTGCTGTAATAGTTACAATTTTATCTTTCAAACCTAATTTATCAGCAATTACTTGAATATCTTTTTGAAAATCTTGAGCACCTTGACTTCCATCTTTAAAATAAGAAGAAAATCTTACTTTACCAATTCTACCATTAAATTGTGCATCTTGATGAGGAGTAAATCCAGGTTCAGTACATGGACCTTCCAGTTTAAAAGTTACTTGTTTACTACCAGTAGTACTAGCAGTTTTAATTTCAAAACCAGTAATCATAACTTCTTGATTACCGTAAGTAAGATATTGAGATACCTTTTTATCTTCTGTGTTATAAGTTACACCTCCGTACATATTATTTAAATTTAAATGTTAGTTAATAGATTATGACCAAGAAGGAGTTGATGTTGTTTCATTAAAAACAGCAGTTTCTACTGTAGGAGCTACATAAGGAGTTCCATCAGAATTCATATAAGAATTATCAATTCTGTTTACAATAAGTCTAAGATTGTTTTCAGTAGTTTCAACTTCTCCTCTTCTAACAATTACTCCAATATTTTTAAGAGCATTTCTAATTTGTTTAACATCTACACCTAGTTTATCAGCAATTTGATAAGTAGATAACATATCTACATTATACATAATTCTTAAATCACGTTCATTTACAAATACTGAGTTACTGTTGTTGTTTGATTGTGTGTTCATTGTTTTGTGTGTTTTTTTGTTTTTTAATAAAAATTTATAATAATCGTATTCTTCCCAGGTTTCAACCCCTGCTTTAAACATAACTTCTAATTGAAGTTCTTTTTCTTTAAGATGTACATGTTCATCTTGTGAAATTACAACATTCATATTTATTGTTGTTTTATTTTTATCATCTATTTTTAAATCTATAATAAATCTACACCATCATTTGTGTTTTAAAGATTTTATTTTTTTATCTATAAATAGACTACATATTATTTACTCACCTTCATTATATAAATCAATAGCTTCAGATACTAAACCTAAATCATTTGATATTGATAATTCTTTAAACATACCTACAGGAGATTTAGCTGGATATTGACCATCATTATTAGTAATAAACTTATAAGACATTTTATTATCAGGACCTTTCTCAACTTTAGTATATAGAACTACTGAAAATAAACCTTCTAAAGTCAAATAATCATCTCAATTATTGATAGTACCTTTTTTAGTAAGGTAATTATTCTTACAATACTATCCTTAATGTTTCCATTAAGTTTCGACTATATTTTCATAAAAATATATTTTGATTTCACAATCTTATTATTGTTTAAATTTCTTCTAACAGTCATTTCACCTACATTTAAAGCTAAATGAACTTCATTTACAGTATTAAATATAGTTTCACTGTTGTTTATAATATCTTTAACTAAAATTTTAAATTTTGTATAGATTTTTCCTTTATTAGCCTGCCCTATTTTTAATTTATGTTCTTCAGAAATAATTCTTCCTTTTAAAGCTAAACTTCTTTTTTTTAAAGTTTCTTTAGTAGGTTTTACTCCCTTTTTTCCCATTTTCTTCTTACTTTCTTCAGAATGTTTTAGTCCAAAAGTACCTTCTCCACCCAAAGTAAAATTTAATAATCTAGAAAATTTAGAAATATAAAATTTTTCTTTTTCTTGCCAAACATTAAAATCAACTTCTTCAAGAAGTTCAATTATAGGTTTTTTATCTAATTTTAGAATGCTTAAAATCCAATTACATAAATGTTTATTATGTTTTGTGTATTTAGCATTATCTATATGTTTATTTAATCTTTTTTCTAAAGATTTAGAAGTCATACCGACATACCTTATCTCTAAGGTATTTGGATGTTTTAAACAATATATTTTTATGTCTGCTCTTTCCATTAAAATCAATTACTTTTCAATGTACTCTCCCACAACAGGAGATAGTCTGTGAACCTTACTCATATTACAATAATTATAACTTAGAGTCTTGGCTGCTGATTGTCCACGAATATACAATAAATTTTCAAACATTCAAACCTATCTTTTCAGATTATTTTGTAGTTTTATTGTCTTTAGGATATCCCAGCAATTAAACAGATAATGGCAGATTAAGCTACCATTTTACCTACAGTCTTCATCTTAAGATTACCTAGATTATCTTTTTCTGGATGCCATAAGAAATATACTTTCAAATCTCTTCTAGAAATCCTAGATGCCTCAATAACTTTACCTAAGTTTACACCTATATCAGCAAATTTACCATAACCATTCTCCTTAGCCCTCTTCATAAATTCAAAACTCATAATATATTGAGCATCATCAATAACTATGTTCTTAATATCTATTCTATTATCTGAAATATATTTAATACCAGTAGATATTTGAGCAGCATCTGAACTCTCAAAATAATTACCTCCTTCAGATAATTTACCAGAATACATTTTTTTCCAACCTCTAAAAGGTAAGTCTTTACCAGCTACATTAACTACTACAGTTTCTTTAGGATTTAAACCTTTAACACCTATCTCAGGTATTTGACCATAAGAACTGGATTTACCTGTACCAGATTCACCTACAATTGCAATTGAACTCATTTATTTTTTGTTTTAATTCTCCATGCTAAGCTTCTAACATAGTTTATAGATAAACCTAGTGATGAAGCTATTTGCTCAATAGATTTATCTTTGTTGTTTTCTAAAAAATCAACTAGTTGTTCTTCTTTAGTTTTATTGCTCATGCTATTAATTTAATATCATCTAATAATTCTATAGATTCATTTCCATCATATTCATCAATAATAAAAGCTGTTCCTTGTGGTATCCATTGAATGTGTAAACTTTTAGCACCTCCACAATATACATTGTCAATACCAAGATTTTCTTTTACCCAATCTTCATTTATTTGGTTAACTTTACCTTGCTCAACCATTTCAACTACTTTAGGATTGAATAATAATTCTTCATTATATTGATTCCAAGTATACCATCCAGCACCATATTCAGGAGAATATAGTACAGCTACTTTACCATCTCTAATTACTTTTTCCATTTTTTTTAATTTTCATCTTTAATAAAAGTTCCACCTACAGTTTTACCTGTTCTGTTTTTAATTACATCATAAGCTGTATCTAAAGCTCCATCATAATCTATTTTTAATTGTCTAGCTAATATAATCAATGTTACTTGAATATCTCCAATAGCATCAATTTGTTCACTAACATTGTTTTTAAGAATAGCTCTACAAAGCTCACCTACTTCCTCAACAACTTTTAACATTTGTTTAGGAGCATTATCTACAACAAGTAGATTTCTTTGTTCAGCCCATTGAAGGACTTCTTTTTGTTTATTTCCCATTATTATTTAATTGATAATACATAATCATAGCATTATTAGCTACCTTAGCTAAATGAGATATACCATCTTCAGGATCAAGATATATACCTTTCCAAACTTCTAACATATGTCTTTGAGTAGCAGCTTTTAAAGTTTCTATATCAATAGGTTTCTGCCAATTCTTAGGTGGATATTTATTTTTAGCTAAAGTCATACCTTTAGCCATTTCTTCAATAAAAGTCCAATCTAATTCATCTACCATTAATTTACCATCTGAATGTTTAAGTCCTATTTCTTCTTTAGTTTCTACTTTCATATTTATAGTTTTTCTATTTTTTGATAAATTTCTTCAGTCATATCATCAGATTTAGGTAATTCTTTAAAACTACCTGATTTAGGATTAACTAATAAACCAATAGCAATACCATCTCTAGATAATCTATTCTTAATTATCTTAAGCATAACCATTTTATTCTTTAGTTTTCTAATATCATAACCAAGACAGTTTTCCATATCCATTTTAAATGGACTCATCAAACCTAAACAGATATCTGAATCAGTATATGGATTTGTACTATCTCTAAAATCTGATTGTTGAGGAGATAGGTCAGCACCTTTAAATTTCATCCTCTCAACAGAGCTTAAACTTTGATTAAACTGTTGTAAATTTACAAAAGAAAATCCAAATAACCTAGCTAAATCTACTTGATATTCAGAAAATTTGTCAATATTTCTTTTGGTATCAAAATCTCTTTCTTTCTTTAATAAATATAAATGGTCAGTAACCATAATATTATATTCTTCAGGATTATTGTTTTTATAGCCTACAATTTTCTGTTTTAATTGACCTAAATCATCAACATAGTTTTCTTTAATAAATTGTCCTCTGTTTTCCATAAACTTCCAACAAGTATTATATAATCCAGTTGGATTCTCTGGTTTAAAATTCCAATTTACTTTAGAAAACAATTTCTCTACTTCAGGTATTTCAGAATTAACTAATTGCAATTGATCAGCAGTAAGTCTATTTTTACCAAAACCTTTAATAATCTCAGGAGGAATTACTATATCATATTTATTATAGATTTGACTTGATAACCAATTACACATTTTAGTAAGTTTATCAATCTCAAATGAATTATAAAATATATTTATAGTAATTCCTTGACTTTCAGCATCCTGTAAAGCACTTTGAACAATAAAATCTAGTAAAGTAGTTTTATATACACCTGATTGACCACCTATTAAAGTAATTACACCTCTTTGAATACCAAAGATATAATCATTTAATCTGTCAAAGCCATTACTCAAGCCCTTATACTTACCATCTAAACCAGATTGAATTCTAGTTTTTAATTCACTCATATTAAATTCCTTCTACTTTTTGTATAGGTTCTTCTTCTTCCATATCATAGTATTTTTCCCAAGTCCTTTGATTAACATAGGTTATAATCATTTGCATATATACTAAAGAATTATCTTTCTTTCTTAGTATAAGCTCATTCCTCAAACCTTTCATAAGTTTATCATAGTTACCAGGTACTTTCAAATAATTACCTAATTTTCTTTTAACTTCAGTAGCTTCTTTACTATTAATATCTTTACTTCTTAGTACTCTAGTTCCTACTCTTATTGGATAATTTTCCCAAAAAGATTTAAACATTGCATCTATGGAACTATCTTCCTTTAATTCAAATAAGTTTATTGCTTTTGTTTTAACAATAACTTCTGAACATTGATCATCCAATATTTTAACATAACCTTTAGATTCCAAATCTCTTACTTCACCTAAATGAATAGTATTTGGAAAACATTCTCCTATAACTATATTAGAAATATAAATCCATTGATTATAGCTAAGACCTGAATTTAAAAATTTTGTTTCATCTATCTCTATAATCATTAATCTAAAGATATATTATAGTTTATTAATAAATCTCTCAACTCTTGTCTAGTTTTTTCTAAAATATCAATTTGAGGCCCAGATAATTTTTCATGATTATATTTTACATGATTTCTAAGCCATTGGTCTAAATTCCATAAACATATTTTATATTCAGGTGCTTTTAGATGTAATTCAGCTTCTTCTTTATCATCTGTTTTAAATATATATTCTGCCATTATTAAATTATTTTTTCAGTAAAAACTCTAGTTTCCTTAATTCCCCAATCACCTTTAACTATTTTTTCATAGGTTACATATAAATGTCCATATTCAATAAAAAATACAGCCTTATGTATTATTATCCAATTAGCTGTCAATAAGATTGCTACTATTGTAATTAGTAATATCAGTATTTTCATAAGCAAATTCCATTTTTAATTTGTATTCTTTATCTATCCAGTAATTAATATGTTCTGTATATTCTGTCCATTCTTCTACAGTAATTTTAAAATCACTATAATCTTCATTTATTCTTTTAAGTAAATCTAAGCCAAAATAGGCATATTCACCATAATAACTTTTAGTAAGCTGTTCAGCTACATAAATTTGATTAATTCTAGAATCTGTTAGCATTTATTTAGATTGTTCTTTTAGTTTATTAATTGCAGGTCTAGTTATATTACATTTGTCCAATCATCAACATTCTCCATTAATTCAATCTGATTATTAGCATCTTCTATTATTCTATTTAAGACACCAAATCCATAAGAACTAGCAACTCCATACCCCTTTTTATGACATTTATAACAGCTACCACTAA